CGTCCCAGTGATGGCATAGCTGGCAGTACCAGCCACCAGCGACTTGTTCGTCAGCCTCGTCAACGCAACATCGTTGCCCGTCAGCGCGTACGACGCAGTGCCTGCCGAGACTGTCCACTTGTGCAGAACGTTGGTAGTGGCCGCGCCGGCTAAGGCGTAACTGCCCGCAACCGCCGCCGGCTTGTAGGCGTGTAATAGGCTGGTTGTTGCCGCGCCAGTAAGCGCGTAGCTCGCAGCCGTTGTGGCGTCGACCTTCCACTTATGCAGAACCGCAGTCGTCGTTGCGCCGGCAAGACTGTACGAACCGGCATCAGCAACGACTGTTTTATTAACTAATGCCGCCGCGGCCCGGCCAGGCGGTAACCACCTTCTATGCGGCTTGACTTGCGGTCTGTACCTGAGAAAGACCGGCACTTAGCCCTCTTCTTCGATCCAGGCCGTTCCTGAAAACGTCATGTCATCGAGCAGCGTGGTCTCGCACCTGATCACCAATCCCTGACCGTTGACTGCCGATGGCGCGAAGATGTTGTCGGGATACCAGTGTTCATATGGCGTGTTGCGCTCGTTCCAACCGAACTCGTCAAGGACTTGCGATGTCCCGGTTGCCACCGTGGTGTCGTTGGTTCGCGCCGTGAACGACCATGCCGTATCTGCGGACGACGCTGTGGTTGCCGCCGCCGTCACCGAACTGCCGCCCGAACCAACCGCATATGAAGTCGTGATTCTCCGCACCGTGATGCGAAGGTTCTCCTCCATCGCATCGCCAATTTCCGATGTTTGCCCAAGCGTGAAGGCGCGCAGGCAAATCGGCTTGTTGGCCGCTGCCTGGAACGACCAGATGTCGGTATCGGTCCCCGCTGCCGTGATGGTGCCATTGAACGGCACCGCGTAGATACGACTCATCTGGCTCTTCCACTGAAGGCGAAAACTTTGCGCGGCGACTGGAAAACCGGCGGGGCTGTCGCCGCCACTGCCGTGGATCGAATAACAGCCTCGTTGTATTTCAGCGTAGCGTTATCGTTGACGATGTAAGGAAAAACGATACTCGAACCGCGCTGATAAGCCGTTTGATTTTTCGAAACGTTGGCATCTGCTGCGGTGACCGTAGCGGTAAATACATTAGTGCCGGTCCCGAACGTCGCGCCACTATCCGTCGATTTCTTGACATACAGGTCGCTATCGGCGCTGTTCTGGTACAGTGCGTGAACATCCGCGCCGTCATTGACTGTCCTGGTCGGCGTGCCGAATGTCACACTGGCGGCGGTGACAGTCGGATTGTCCGCGCTAGTCCAGCGAAACGTTTGAGCCGGTGTAAAACCGACATGACTGGTGGCACCGAATGTGCAGACATCCAATGCAGCCGCCGTCGCACCAGTTGACGCCACCGTTCCCAACACGTTGGCGCTGGTCAGATGTCTCTGAAGCGTATTGGTGCCGTTGAAGAACAACAGATGCGTGCGATCGGATGAACCAAGCACGGCAATGGGAGCGGTGTTGTTAACACCCAACCCGGCATCGACCATAGCCTCGGCAGCGGCGAATGTAGCTACACCTGTGCGTACCCGGTAATAGACACGGGACCAGTTTGTCGAGACCTTGGTCTGCACACCGTTGTAGAAGCAGACCACGTTGCCGTTGGACCGCACGACCAGTGAGCAGCCCCAGCCTGATGCTGCGGTGCCGGTGAGGATCGATGCTGCCGAGACCGTTTCCGTCGTCGCCAGAAACGTGTCGGTGGACATGTTGAACGAAAGATATTTCGTCGCCACCAACGTTGCTGGGCCCGTGCCGTCCTGCACCAGCATGTGAATGACGTTGCCGACCTGGTACGCGGCGAGGTTCAGAATCGCGGTGGTGAAGCCGGTCTTGGTCGCGATGGATGACCACGCAGTTTCGGGCGCAGTATCACTCGATGCGCTGATGATCGTGACATCACGATCAGTACCAGATGATACGCTCCAATTTGGAATACTCGTACCTTTTCTGAGGGTGGTGCCCCCAGCATACGTATCTGCGGCATCGCCACCCCATCGATAATAATTCGACGCATCGACTGCACTGCTACGATTGATCACAAGTGCATACATCGTCGATGCGGCAAGCGTAGTGACGCCGGAAAAACTGAAAACAGAAACAGGCTGCCCTCCCGAAACCGTACCAAGCGACGCCCCGGAAACCGTATTTGTCGAAGTGAAAAGCGCCGTGCCGACAGGCAATCCGGCAGACGTTGCATAGATTTCAGCGTTGACAGTATCGGTCGGAGCACCAACCTTCCAGATATGGACACGGACAGAAGTAACAGTTGATCCGTCATGCGTCCATGTTTGTCCGATCGATGACTGACCAGTAATGTCACCTAAATTCTGATTACCCGCACCCCCCGGTGCGATCACCGCAGCCGCGTTCAACGCCTTGTAGGATTGCAGCGTGGTCGCGGTGGTGCCGTCGCGCCCGAAGAAATAGTAGGCACCGCCACTCGACTTAAACGGCCCGACCGGCGCGACCGCCGTCGAGATGCCCGAAATGGCTACCGGAAGCGCCATTAGCGCAGCAACTCCTTCGCCCGGTCGAACAACGGCTTGGCCGCGGTATCCCGCTTCATCAGATCACGGCGCTCGTTCCGGGTCTTATTCTTGAAGTAGTCGCGGCAATCGAACATGCGGCATTCATAAGGCGCGCGATCCCAGATCGTACAGCCGTGCTCGCCGAGATAGATGCAGTCACCGTTAGCGTGGCGGTCGAGGATCATGTACGGCAACTGGCCCGGCGTGTAGCACATGGCTGTTTGGTACGACGCCAGATCGTCACCCATCTCTGGGCGTAGAGGCGTCATCATGCGACAGCATAAACGACAACCATTACACGGCACATTCACCCGATCTCCCAAAATGGCCTCTCGTCACCGCCACCGACACAGAACCGTCTGTGTTTGCGTCCGCACGAACAGTGGAAGATGTACACATCCGGCGCCGCTTCCTCGGCCCGCGATTTCCATGCCTCGATCTCGTGGTTCTCAGGATGGCGACAGCACGATCGCAGCATCTGGTTCTGCTCCAGCGCCTCGATATATTTTTGCGGGATCAGGCCCTTCAACTTAGCAACCGGATAGCGCTTGCAGGCCAGCACCTGCATTGCCGGCCGCGGCTGTAGTTTCACGTCATGGTCCAAATGTTCGCGCCAAAGTCGAGCGTTAGAGTTTCGCCGTCAGCGACCGTGAACGCCGACCCATAATCCCAGCTGCACCAGAGATCGTCGGCAGCGGAAGTATCATCATAGACCGATATATACCGCCCGGTCGTGCTAGCACCGAGATTGCCGCCGCTGGCCGTCCAGACCACGTCGGTGCCGGTCGAGGTAATCGTGCCGCCGGTTCGCGTCGAGTTGAACGTGATGCTGGTGCCGCCCGTCGTGTAGCCGTTGCTCCCGGCAATCTGGGTCAAGTCGGTCAGCGTGCTGTCTGTAGCAGTGACCGGCGCGTCGGTATGGATCACGGCCTTCCAGGTGTCTGTAGTGCCGAACGCATCGATCAGCTTGTTGCAGAGCTTCTCGATCGCGGTGTCGTACTTCGTGTATGTGGCCAAGTTAGCCTCCCTCAGAACGCCAGCCGGAACGAGGTCAGCCGCACCGGGCCGCCGCGGAATATCCTGGTGGTGTTGAGCTTGATCGTGGCGTCGGAATTTTCGTCGCCGACATCGCAGTGAAATACTTCGCTGCCGTCACTGCTGAGAACCCGCGCGTTGGCCGCATTGCCTTGTGCCAGCGCGGCATCCTCTTCCATGATCCTGTTGAATGCGATCTCGCGGCCGGATGCTTCCTCCGTTGCCGGATCGGACAATTTCAGCACGGCGAGCCTGCGGTCATCGTCCGACAACAGTTCGATCGAGCCGCCATCCATCAGGCCGGACAATACGTTGAGCATAATATTGCTGGCCTGCTCCGACAGCACAATGATCACGGCTGCGGCACCGCAACAGCGGGCCGGGGCTCGTCGTAGATCGGCACCAGGTTGCCGTCATCATCGCGCTCGATGCGGACGACTTTTGGCGGCGCCGCGGGTTCGCTGCGTTCAATCATCTCTGGCGCTTCGTGCAATGTCCGCACCGCTTTCGCGACCTCAACAGCGAGTTCGGGCGGCAACATGGCGGCAGCCGCGAGTTCGGCATCGACGTAGGTTTTCACCACCTCGAAACCACGATCAAATGCTTCTTGCAGATCCATCACGCAGCCCTCGCGTATAGCTTGGTGACCCGGTCGATATCGATGGCCTTGACTTCTTCCTTGGGCGGATCAGCGGCGGGCTTCTCCGCGACCGGCTGCTCTGTTGGTGCAGCCAATGCCGGAGTGTTCGGCTTGAACGGATCATCCTGGGCGTCGCGCTTGGCCAGCGCAGCCAACGAATAGTTCTGTTGCTGCAAATAGGGCGACTCGCCGCCGTCGACCGGCTTGAGATCGAGTTTGCTGCGGCCCTCGTTGGGCGCCATCACCCCGGCGCCGACCGCTTGCTGGATTGCGGTTATCTGCGTCACGCTATCCATCCGCAACAGGTTTTCGGTGTCGAACTCGGTGCCGAGGCCGACGCCCCAGCCGATGCCGAGCGCGTGGTCAAGCAGTTCCTCGATTTCCTCGATGTGGCTCTGTAGCGCCTGCGAATAGTACTCGACGTTTAATGCCTGAACGTTGTTGTAGGAAGGCAATGCGCCGACGCCGACTTTATACGGCGGCACATGGTAGACACTGCACACCACCTCTGCGCTCCATTTCAGGTTCTCGATCATCTGGCCCTCGACGTGGGTCATTGCGATCGGTTCGTACTTCAGCCCGCCACCCATCACCGCGACGCGGCCGAGGTTGATCCTGGAAAAGTTTTGTTCCCATTCGGCCTTGAACCGCACCCTTTGCTCGTCGCTCATCTCGTCTGGAGCGGTGATAATGCCGCCAGGCATCGACGAATTCTCGAACAATAGCGCGCTGGCCTTCTGCGCGTTCAGCCCGAGCATCGAGGCCAGGCCGCTCGCAAACACCGGCGGCGTTCCGACCAGCGGGTGAAACAGGCAGTTCATGCGGTCGTGAATGATCTCGCGCGCCGGCACGACCAGCTCACCGATGCCGGCCAGGTTGTCGCTGGACAGCCGGTAGAACACCGCACCGTCGTCGGCCACCAGCGTCGAGCCGGGGTCGAGCGCGCGACG